ATCGCCACCCTTCTCAGCAGCGTTTTGTACTACTATGTCTACAAGACGTTGTTTTACTTCAAGTTCAGTTAGTCCTGAGTTTTCTACTATATTAGTAAGTAACTCTTTTAGGTTAGCATCAGCTTGTTCAGGTGTAGAAGTTGTATCATAGATACCTACTTGTAGTACTGCATCCATATTACTACCTAAGGCAGCATCTCTCTGAGCCTTTTGTATCTCACCAAGAATACTTGGCTTAGTATAGGCTTTATTCCACTCAGACATAAGCTCTAATTTTAAGGCATCTGCTACAGCATCACCATGTTTACTTCTTACGTCTTCTACAGTCTTGTTAATAAAGTTGTCAGCATCCTCTGCTAATTTTTCAGGATTAGCATTGTACATATCTGGCGCACCTGCGTACATACTTTCTATACTATTTATAGTAGGTACTGAGATAGCCTTTACAATACTGTCTATACTTGTCTTTACTGCATTAGCCTGTGCTACTTCTCTAGCAGCCTGATTGTTATTAATTACTGCAAAAGTTCTTGCGCCTGTAGTTGTGGTATCTCGTTTGTTAGCTACCAACCAGTCTGATAGTTCTGTTGAACCTCTAGGAACACCGTTGCTATCCTTCATAGAAGATAAAGCTAGTTCATGGTTTTCAACTACACCATTAATCTCATCCCATGAGACATTAGGGTAGGCTTTTTTAAACTTGCTAATAGCATCATTAACATTTGTTTGTCTTATTTCTGTGGTTTGACCTACAGTATTTACAACATTTGTTAGTTGTTCTGTTAGAGTGTTTAACGCTAGTGTCTTGTCATACTCTGTTTTATCAGGATTATAAACCTTACTAAAGAACTCAAGATTACTAAGTTCTAAGTCTTCACGTACTGACTGGATAACAGAAGAGTTAATCCCCTGATCTTCCAGAGTAGTCATAAAGTCTGTAAAGAACTTGGTTCTATCAGCAGCAAGCTGGTCACGTCCACTATCTAAATAGTACTGCTTATTGTTAACATAAGCCTCATTCGTAACTTTGTTTAATTCTGTAAGAGCTAGTTCTGCTTGATATGCTTCCTGTTCAGCAAAACCCAGTTTAACTGAGCGTTCTAGTTCCTGCCTGTACTGTAGAACTTCATCCTGCTTTGCCTCTACCGCAGGGGCAAGGGCTGCAATAAACTGTGATAGTTGGTTGTTTACAACAGGTGCAGCAGGTGTTGTATAAATATTGACAGGTGATGCAACAGGTGATGCAATAGTAGGTGCATCTAAACCTGCTACTTGAATACGTTGTTTAGCCATAATTTTTCCTTATCTTAGAGTTAGGTTCTGACCAAAGCCAACAATATATGAACCAGCATTTACTGGTGGTAATGGCTTTCCGAAAGCCTGAGTAGCTGCTAGTTTAGTAACTTCTGTGTTTATGTCAGTAATTCTTTTTGCAATGTTAGCAGGGTCAGCAAGCTCTTGTGCCTTCGCTCCTGCATAGTACTGTGCGCCAGCCTGTGCAGCATATGCTAAGAAACTAGGCTGCTTTCCTCTAGGCATTGAATCAATACGTGACATCGCTTCCGCACTTGCGCCTAGTTTTTCTAACTCAATCTGGTTACGTAGGTTTTCAGTCTGTTGATTAAGAACTGTTACTCCACGTAGACGTGCTGTTTCAAACTGACTGATGGTATTATCAATAGAGCTACCACCCTTGAAGCCAGCCTCACCTGCACCAACAATAGCAGTGCCTTCCTTTTTAAGGGCAGCAATAGCTAAGTCTTGTTTCTGTGCCGCTGCTGCTTCACCCTCTTGTATCATACGTCTGTTTAGGGTCTGTATCTTTAAGTCTCTTGCAACAGCAGCATTAATTCTGTTCTGTTGGTAACGTGCTTCATCGGCTCTAGCCTGTTTCCGTGCTTCAAGAAAGCCGAGAGCCGTTGAACCAATCTGGTACATGGTCATTGGGTCCATTGCCATTATTGTATCCTCACAAATTCTAAGAAGGGTTTATCACCCATGCCATATGTTTCATGGCGTTTAATAAAAGTAAACCCGACAAACTTTAGCCACTTTATAGCAACTTTATAGCGTTCATCACAGGCATTAGTAAGCACAGGGTATTTAAGGTTAGCCTCTGCTACCCACTGCTTAGACTGGCGTAGAAACGGTAGCCATACTTTATATATAGCTGGACTAGTCAGCAGCCAAGGCTCACCAGTCATATCATCAATCCTACATAGTCCATACATACCTGCTATTTCGTTTGTTTCTGTTACAACAATAGTCCAACATTCTTGGCATAAGTCAAAGCCCATCTGTACAGCTTTTAGCGTACTGCCATGTGAGGCTAATACTTCTAGCCTATCTTCTTCTCGCAAATTATCTGCTAAGTACTCTACATCTGCCTGAGTACTAGCTCTCACATGAACTTTCATTACAATCTCCGTGAACGTAAGACAAAGAAACCTTCCCACTCTGCTGACTGAAAGATGCAGGGGAAATGGTTATCACTTTCAATTACAATATCTACAGCATCTGCATGAGCTAACACACCAAAACGGTAAGTGCCTGAGTCAATAGCTGCCTGATTAAGGATGTTGGTAGCAGCACCTACAATACGTCCTGTAAAGGTACGAGTATAAGTGTCACGTCTTAACGGTGTTACCTTAACCTTAAAGAAGCCTGTCTTGTCATAAACTACAGCATAATTTCTAATATGTAACTGACCAGTAGTTATGGGTTGATTGTCCTGCTTTAGTACTGGTTCTGAAAACTGGTACTTAAACGTGTAGGGGATACCTGCATAGACAACCTCTGAGGCAGCCAATAGGGCAGCCACATCTCCTACTGTTATAATCTTACCACGCTGGTTTATATAGACTGTAGAAGCATCAGTGTATGGTACTGTTGTTAGGCCACCTGTCTCTAGCTTTACACGTCTGTCTAAGTGGATAGAGAAGTTACCAGTAGTATAGATAGTAGCATCATCCACAGAAAGGTTTATACGCTCTAGGAAGAGGTTTGTTCCACGTTTAACAAGTATATAAATGTCGGACAAGTTAAAAGACATAGACAGTACATCACCGCCAAACGTCCACTTAGACCAAGAAGCCTGTAGCTTCTCTCTACCCTGCCAGTAATACCTATGTACATACAAAGACTGTGGGTCATTTGCAGTTTGAACTAGTATCATATCCTCGTTAGACGAGGCTTCAATCTTTTTAACTTCACCGCTTAGATACTCAGGTACATGCGCTGTAATCTCTGAGGCATCGTTGGTATCGGTGTCTGTGTCTACAAAGTATTCCCACATACCAGACCACGCACCACGCTTAGATGCAAAGTACACAAACTTACCTGCTACTGCTGGCTTTGCCCCTAGACTAGCCTCAAACTCTGTGGTGTTAGCCACATTAATAGTCTCAGGTGTTAGTACAGGGTTAGCAGTTACCTTGAACTGTGTTAATTCAGAGAATAATAACAGTGTGTCGTTAAATGGTACAGCATGTTTAAGTATGTTAACCTTGTTAGAGGACACTGCAACGTCAATGGGGTCACTGTCAATCACTGCTAGGGTAGACTTACGAAAGAAGTCAAACTCTGTAAACTCACCTGCCCTACTAAAGATAACATTCTCATCAGCAAGTAAGCCAAGCCTGTTGCGGTGGAAGAAGATGTCAGCAAAAGTAAACCCAATAAAAGATGGGTAGGGGTTAGTGTTATCATCACCTACGTTACGATCAGCATAGTCAACAGTGCTAAAAATAAAGGAACCGTCTGTTTGTTTAGTTAACTTATGAGGCATAGTAGAGGCATCAATGTCTAACAACTCATCCTGATCTATTGTTTCCTTCCAGACACCATCATTAAACTTTACATAGTAGTCATCCTGTGCCTTTTGATTGTCACCAGATACTTTGATAATAAAATCATTTGGACCTTCAACAGGAAGTTTTGTAAAGCTAGGTGTCTCATCCTTAAAGATTAGCAAGTGTTCGTTTCCGTGAGAGTCACCTACTTCTACTTGAAAGTCAGTAGCATCAGTAGATTCGATGTGTAACACTGAGCCATATCGTGTAATAGTGAGACCAGTGACAGCAGAACCATCTACAATGTTCACATAGTAAGATGTGTTTACACCTGTTCCTGAGAAAGTATCAAGGTTCTGTGCAATCAAGTCAGTAGATGCACCACGCTCTGCGTTCTGTGTTTCACTTGTACTGTCCTGTGTTGAAGACTTTGTAGAGAACTCTACCGTACTAGTATTAACACCCTTGGTTAGTTTCAAACGGTATGTAGAAGAGTAGTCAGCATCTTTGATATAGACTAGTGCGTCTGGATTACGTGTTGGACTTGTCGTTGTTCCCTTGGCTGCTACTTTTGTCTTGTTAATAATAAAGGTAGTGTCAGCAATACTGACAGCAGATATCTGGGTAAGAGGGTCAGAAAGTCCTGTTAGATAACTAGCAGCGTTGTTGGTAACTGTGGCGGCTGCCCCATCCTTATCAAACACTCTGATAGTCCCAGCCGTGTCAATCACCATAGAGTAGAACTCGTTCTCATCTCTGCGGATAGTATGGATAAATGCCTTATCTAGGTCTGAAATAGTACCAAGGTCTGCTACATACTCTGTAGCTGGACGCTTAGATAAACCTGAAACAACACTAGACAATCCATTTTCCTGTACCTCTGCCTGAGTACTCAGTCGGAGAGAAGGAGGCTGTTGTGATACACCATTAATTAGATTAGGAATGGATTGACTAATAAGTGCCATTAGAGTGTTCTCCGTCCTTGTCTGTCAATTACACGGAATACATCATAGTTGTCAAAGATGTTATGGTCTTCCGTAACTGTGTCAAATTCCTTTAGCTCCATTAGAGCCATAGTCTCATCTCTTAGTTGAAAGTCGTGAAGTGTTCCTGAACCTACCACTCTGTCTTGGAAGACACGTGTAGCACGTAGTACAATGTAACGCTTGGCTACTTCTGGTAGGTCATCGAATAGTAATTGTACCACTACGTCAAGTTCAGCAGTTGCACCTATGTTGAACGTGTGGTTCTTTTTGTCATACATTTTTGAGCCACGCTGTACTAAGTCTTTACTGTTGTACTTGTATGTGGCATCTGCTTGAAGTATGTCAGCAGGAAGAAGTATCTCTCCATTTAAGTCTACTGCAAAACTTCTGTTTATTTCTGTGTTAAAGTTCCAGCCCTTTGACTGTACTTCTCTGTCAACTGTATTAAGAATAGTCTCTGCAACCTCTGCCTCAATAAGACCAGAGGACAGGCTACTTACTGGTGCTTCTCCAATAGCAGAAAGCATCGTGTTGACTGCATCTAGTTTATTTGTTCCAGCCATAATAGCTCCTTACCATTTGGTTTTGTTAGCCCAGTATGCTGCGCTTGTCTCACCCTTTGCTATATTCTTAGCGTGTCTAGCTTTGAAAGATTTCTGACGTGCTGTTGGTTGTCTATCACCTGTCACACCCTGCTGTCCAAAGCGAATAATCTTAGGCGTATCTTTTGTACCTACTAACACCGCATGAGACTTAGACGCATTAGGCGTTCTCTTAGGTATTCGCAGACCCTTGAATGTTTCTCCTGCGTGTGTAATAGCCATTACTTTTTCTTTCCATATTTAGCCATGATAGCAGCTACCTGCTTTTGAGGCATACCACCAAACGACATCTTTTTACCTGTGCTTTTAGCTTCAGCTTTAGCAGCAGCAATTCCTTGTTTAGTATACTTATACTTTTTACCGCCTACTTCTGGCATGATATCCTCCAAGAAAAAAAGGGGAAAGGCGTTAACCTCTCCCCTAAATTATTTAAGCGTCTGCGTCAAGCAGTGCGATACATGATGCAGGACGCAGGACGTTGTGTCCCATTGCGTACTTAGCAACCATGAGTGTACCCTGACGGTTGATCTGATACTCAGATTCCATGCCAAGGTCAAGCAGCTTAACAGTAGCTACAGCTTCTGGTGTGAAGACAAAGCCACGGATAAGCGCAGCTTCAGCAACCATGTCACGACCATCTACATCTGCAACAGGCAAGTCATACTGAGTAGCACGTCCTGAACCAACAGTGTTGGCTAGTGGTGCGTTGTCTGATGTTTCACCTTCGTTAGCATTACCAGTAGCAAGGCTAGTGTAAAGGTTAGACACATTAGCATGGTTTGACATGATAACTGGCATATTAGCAATCATAGGTACTGAACCTGAAGCAACTGAACCGTTACCGCCAAAGTCTTTGTTCATGAAGGTCAGCTTGGAACCGTCACTTACGTCCATTAGGGCGTAGTACTGTTCTGGTGGAAGGGCAACAACAGCACCATCTGTAGGTACGTTCTTGATTTCCATCTGCTTCTTCGCGTCAAAGATAGCTTTGGCTAGTTTAGCTGGGTCTAGTGCATCAACAGTAGCTGCACCAATGGTTACGTTAGGTGTAAAGTCTTCTTCAGAGAAGGCTTTGTAATCCTGAACCAGACCAGCAGCAGCAGTAGCATTGGTGGACAGTGCAGCCTTAACCAGCATACGTGCTACGTTACGGTCTGCCTCATTAGCTAGTGCAATACCAGCTTCCTTTGAGTAGATTGAACGTACATCATAGTGGTTGATGGCTTCGTCAATGTTAGCAATGAATTGGGCTGAAATCAGCAAATCATCAATGGTTACAATGCGTTCACCAGCACGAATCTGACCACCAGTAATCTCGTTTCCGGGGGTTAGATATTCAGCAGATGCACGGCCTGTCATTGGGAATGAAGCAGACTTACCCTTTGAAATTGTGCGAGTACGCACTTTGTCCATAAGGACTTTCTTTTCTTCAAAAGCTGTTAGGACTTCGCCAGCATACAGCTTGAGAAACAAGTCACGTACGTCACCTGAATTGTTATTTTGGCCTTGAAAGCTAACGCTAT